ATGCAGTGCACTGACGTGGATGACGGGAGACGCGAACAATTCCTTGCGCTGATCGACGGGTTGACGATTGAGCGAGTTGCAGAAGTGCTGCGGTGCTGCACGCGCAGCGTCCGGAATTGGCGCGCCGGCCGCTCCCCCGTTCCCTGGTGGCGTATCGAATTTTTGCGGATATGGCGTCACAATCTCGACGCCGATCCTGATGCGCGCGTGCTTCCCGAAGACTCTGCGCTAGCCAATGTCGTGACCGAAGAACAGGAGTGTCTCGCATGGGTGAGCGTCACCGCGCCTCACTTTCTTTCGAGTCGGCACGCTTACGAGCATTACCTGAAGGGATGGGACGTCGCGGGCAAAATCCGGCGCGCGAAAGCAGCCGGGCAATTCCGCGACGTGCTGCGTCGATGGCGCGAACTGGCAAAGGTCGAGGTTCGACGATGGCGGGATGGACCACTTTTTCAAGGCAGCAACGCGCCTGTGTCCCCGCGATAATCGCATTCCCGCGGCCGTTACCTCGTTTTCGAAAAGTGCGATCGATGTCGGCTTGTCGTTGGATCGTCGGCCATTTCCATTTCGAGATCGGTCGTAAATCCTCCGCTACCGTCCATCTTCGAGACGAGACGCTTTATTAGCCACGGAATTGCATCAATCTCCGGTTTCCAGCCCGTCGCCGTCACCTCCATTTCAGGGTAAGCGTCCGGCCGGCCGAGCGCGAGACTTAAGTCGAACGTCGCTTGCCCGCGCTGCGTGCGTGCGTATTCTGCCTTTGCGGCCGCCGTCGCTTCCTCGCGAGACGCGTAGGTTTCTGGCAGCAGTTTCACGTTTTTGTTGTTGTCGCCCCCAATAGTGACGGATTCCTGCTTTCCTTTTTTTGCGGCATGCCAGCGCGCGCGGACCGCCGTATAACTTTCGCGCTGCGAAACGTGGTAGCGGTGCGAGTCGCCATCGGCACGTGTGATCGTCATCGTAGGTAACGGCTGGCCACTCGCGCTCGCGCCGGCGCCGATCGGCATGAACAGCAAGCGCCCATCCTTGACCGTCATCACAGCGTCGTAACGCTTTGCAAGACGGGTTAGAAATGACAGATCACTCTCCCCCGTCTGGTCAATGTGTGCGATAGCGGTGTTGGCAAGCGCGTCATTTAGCGCCGGCTTCAGGTTGTGACGCGCAGCGATTGCCCTGACGATATCGCCGATCGTTTTACGATGCCAACTCGTGTCGCGGCGCACGTGCATTTCATCGGTCATCGACGCAGAGCGCGCACTGACCGTGATCCGGTCCGGCGAGCCGCCGTGCTCCACTTCGTCGACGGTGTACGTTCCCTTGTCGACAAGCGCTGCGCCAACCCAGCCGATTGCAAGCCGGATTTCGACGCCACGCTTCGGAATCGCCAGATCGCCGCGCGAATCGTCCAGCACGAGATTCAGCATGTCGGCTTCATCCTCGCGCGACTGCGTGAGCGAGAGGCTCACCAGGTATTTCGCCACCTTTCTCGACAGATCGCGTCCGTCGAGCGTGAGCCGGTAGTCGCCCTGAGGTCGTGCAACGCCGCCGGCTGCTGCGGCCGGCAAGAATGAATAGATCGACACGCTTACCCCTTCTTCGATTTCACATAAGCGGGAGCATCCGGAACCGGTACGGCATCGAGCGAGCCGGCTGTCTGCGTGCCAGTCGCCGCGGCGCCGCTCGCGGCAGCGGCGCCGGCTAGCGTCAGGTCGTCGGCGCGCTCAAGGGTAAGCGTGAACTCAATTTTCTGAGCGATTCCGATGACGTCGTGATAGGTCTGCGTTTCATCAAGCGAACTGATAATGAAAACGCCATGGACGTTACCGAGCATATCGACGAGCACATAACCCGCGCCCGCGTCGGCCATGTCCGTAAGCATGTCGAGTGATTCGGCCGAGCCGACTTGCCCCGGCGCAATGACGCCGGTTAGCGTAATCAAGTCATCACCCGGACCATTGAACTGACCGGCATCGCGCGCACCGACTCGCGAGTTCTTCGCGTATTTCCAGTTGCGCTTGCGTTGCAGCTCATGAAAAAGCGCCGTGCTCATGCTGAACACGAACCGACCGAGGCAGAGTACGACCATTTCGAATTACCCCCTGTCCGAAAAGCTCGATCCCGCGCGCCGCGCCTTGTCCCGTTCATGCCGCTCGAGCAATTGCCGGAACCGGCCCTCGATCACATCGAGTGCCGACGAATCCGGCATGCCTGCGCCCGCTGGAAAATTGAAGTTGATGTTATAGGTCGTCTCGCCGGCGGCCGCCGCCATCGGCGCCGCGACGATCGGCCCACGCCGGTCGAACATCGGTTTGTCCGAGCCGAACATCGAAGCACCCGCGCCAAACGCGTTGACAGCCGTTCCAGCAAGTTCCGCGACAGCGCCGGCGACGCGCGGCCGCTCGCCCTCGATGCCAAGCGCTGCGCCCTGCCCGATGAACCCACCGAGCAGACCAAACACACGGCTAGGGCTATGAATGCCGAGTTTGTCCTTGAACCATGAAACCGTTGAGTCTGCAACGGTCATTACAGCCTGTTTAACCGCCCCTAGCCCGGTCATAATGCCGTTGACCAACCCGGTCATCATGTTGATGCCGAAGTCCGAAAACTTCGCGGGCAACTCGACGCCGAACCACGACATCACGCCGCGGAACACGGTATAGAACGCGTCGAGCGGCGACCAGTCGCGTATTAGCCGTGTCACACCCTCAATGCCGCCGCCGAATGCTTCCTTGACCCGTACCCACACGGACCGGAAAAACGTCGATATCGGCTCCCAATAGCGATAAATCAGATACGCGGTCAACGCAATCGCCGCCCCGATGCCGAGCACCATCAAGCCAATCGGCGACATGAGCAACGCCCGACCGGCGGCGAACACGGCCGACCCAAACGCCTTGAACCCGCCGCCCATGAGGCCGAGCGCACGCCCCGCGATGGATCCCTTGAGGCCAATCATTTCCATGCCGTAACGGGTCAGCGCAAGCGGACCGATCAGCGACGCAAGACCGAGCGTTATCGTGCCGCCAGCGCCGATAAGCAGACCAAGCCCCGTCAACCCCACCACCAGTGCTTTCGTTGCCGTCTGGTGCCGCTCAGTAAATCCGGTCACGCGATCAAGTAATGATGCGGTCAAGCCAAGCGCCTGGTTGTACATCGGCAAAATCTTTTCACCAAGCTCACGCTCAAGATTTGCCTTGCGCGTATGCAAATCGAGCTCTTTACCCTGTGATGTTCCTTTCGCGGCTTCGAATCCCTGATCGACGCCGAACGCCTGCTTATTCAGCGCCTCGCTCTTGTGGATCGCGCCACGCTGTAAATACATCGTTGAAAAAAGATTCGCCGCGCGCCGGTTCGTGAACATTGAGCCGATCGCGCTGAGCGTTTCCTGATCGCCCGTGATGCCGTGCTTTCGGAGCTGCGGCAGCAGTGTCTTTTCCATCCACTCGAATTGCGAGCCCTTGAACTGTTCCGCGTTGAGTAGCGCCCCATCAGCGAATGCCTTAACGTGTCCGGTTTTATCGTATTCAACCCGCTTGCTATCGAGCAGGCCCATCGACATGAGTTTGCGCGCGGCACGCACCGACGTGCGCCCCTCGATCAGATTCTGATGCGCCGATGCGAGCGAGCCGCCAGCTGCGTCGCCGCCCATTTCCTGAATAAGCGGCTCCATCTGGTAATAGAAGGCATCGGATTTCATCAGCTTTGCGGCGACGCCGCCTGTCTTGATGAAATTCATCCACTCGTCGCCGCCTACGCGGCCGCCCGTTGCCGTAATAACCTTCTGCACGGCGTTCGCTTCGCGCTGGAAGGCGGCCGCGCTGTTCGTGCCGCCGCGCAGCTCGATCGCCTTCAGCATATTCATGAACTTCTGTTCGTTGTCTCCGCCATGTTCAGCGCCGAAAAGTGCCTCGTTCGAAAACTTCATTTTCGATAGCGTTGGCATGATTTCTTCGGCGTGGTGCTTATCGTTGAGAATGGTCATGGCGTCACGCATTAGCACAAGATTTTCGTTCGTGCTCACACCGAAAGACTTGTGATTTTTCGCGTAACCGACCAATTCGCGCGTCGTACTCTCGCCCACGCCTAGCGCCCGGATCTTCGTTTCTTCGAGCTGCGTTTTTTTGGCTTCATCCAGATAGGCGCCGACCCCGCCAAGAATGCGCTGGCCGGTTGAGCGCGCGCTGTATCCAGCCACAGCCATATTCGACGCGAGTGCCTGCCGCTTGCCCAGACGCTCGCCAGCAGCCTGCATAGTCTGCATGCGCTTGTTCTGATCGCCGAGCGCCGCGCTTGTGCGCTCGACGCTTGTGCGTAACGAGTTCTCATAGTCCGCGAGCGTGCGCGCGCCGCGCCCGGCTTCCTGCATACGGCTACTGAGCTCGCCAAGCCTGTTGCGCTGCCTCTCCTGTTTCTGCGTGAGCGCCCCCACAGCATCCGACGCGCGCCGGAATTCGTTCTGCAAGCGCTTTGTCGGCGCGTTCGTCGCAATCAGCTTTTCTCGTAGCCCGGCAAGCTTGCCCTGTGCTTCCTTCAGCCTTGACGCCGTTTGCCCCATTTCCGTGCGCAGCGAGCGAACCGCGTTCACGGTTTTCTGTTGCTTTTGCAGTCCCGCCAATTCCTTGCGGGTTTCGGCGATGGCACGTGACAGCCCCTTGCTGCCCGCCATGACGTTTTTTAGCGGCCGCGCGACGCGGTCCACCATATCGAACACGACACGCAGTTTAAGATCGCGACTCACTTTTTCTTCACCCAGGGATTACGGGCCAACACATCGCTTTCGTAACGGGCGCGCGCCCGCTCGCGCCAGTCTGCAAGCTCGTCGACCGACATTGCGCCCATCACTTCCGGCGACCAGTGAAAGACGGTCGCAATGTCGGCCATGGCGTCTTCGATCACGATCGGGACGCCAATTTCTCGCGTTGAGCCCGCGGTAGAAAAAAAGGAATGATGACCTCGCCGAACTTCGCCAGATCGGCGATATCCAGCCCCTCGACCTCCGGCCTGGTCAGCGTCGGCGTGGAGATGCGCGGCAACACAAGCAACAACGCATTTACGTCGCCGCTCAGCAGATCATCGAGACGCATGCCGCGCAACTCGCCTGCACTCGGCTTGCGCAACACAACCTCCAGAATTTCGGTATTGCCGCGCCGGATCGGCTCGTCGAGCTCAACAGTGTTATCGGGCTTCTGTACGGCGGCGCCGTTGTTCGGAACGCTGTTCGACGCGCCCCAAAGGCCGGTTACGGGGTCGCGGACAGCATGCACCTGGCCCGGGTCCATGAGCACGTGCGAATGGCCCGGTAGATTGTTGTCGACGGTTGTGTTATCGATGTTCGATGCGTCCATGTTACTTACTCCGGTGTTCAGAATTTAATAGAGAAAATGCGACCGCGCGCGAAACTCGCGATCAGATGCCGAGAATTCGCCGAACTTCGGCGAGCACGTCCTTACCGCCCATCACCGCGATAAAGTTGATCATGTCGATTTCGATTACGTCCTCGCCATCGATCGTCAGCTTGTAATACGTAAGCGGCAACGTCGCCTTCACGGTCGTTTTGTCGCCCGGCTTGAATGAGCCGAAATCGAGTTCCTTCTGGCGTCCGTGTACGACAATTTCAACCGCCGACCAGTCGCCGGTATCGTCGTTCTGTACGGCGCCGGCAAAGCGCAGCATGATTGCATCGGCAGCCACGGCGCCGAATTGCGACAGCATGTCTTTATTGATGCCGCCGACTGACCACTCGAACTCCATGCCCTCCATGCCCATATCCAACTGGATTGGACCGATCATCCCGGCGCCGCGCCATTCCTCCATTTTTCGCGTCAGCTTCGGCGGCGTCACTTCCTCCGCTTCTCCCCGATACGAAACGCCGTTTTGAAACACGTTGAAGTGTTTCAACACTGCAGGCATACCCATGATTTGCACTCCTTTCTATAACGATGACCCGGCGCGATCGCGCCTACCAGTCGGTTAGCCTGCGGCGACCTGTTGCGCGAAATCCATCAGATATTCATCGGTCTGCACCTGAATCAGCGTCAGGTTTTCGAGCGGCGGCGTCGGCGTGTACCGATAGCGGATGGCCAGCTTCCCGTCGATCAACTGGGCCGAGCCGTTGCGGTCGGCCGGGAAGTCGGCATCTGCGCCGATCAACTGGCCCTGCGCGACCATCACCCGAAATTTGGCCCGGATCGACTCGATGATGTCGCGCGGAAGCTTCGGCACGATCACGCCATCGATAACGGGCATTTGCGCTTGCGCGATCGTGTCGGCAAGCACCTGCGCCGTGCGCGTGTAGCTTTCGAACTCGAATCGAGGATCGTCGGACGTCGTGCGCGACCCCCAGAATCGATACCCGTCGAAATTGACCAGCGTCGTCACCTGATTCTGGTTCAGATAACCTGCATCGGTCGCCGGGTTTTGCAGATCCCACGAAACAGACTTGCTGATGCCGATTACGCCGTTCACGCTGATGTTGGAAATCGTCCGGTTCCAGCCGATCGTCTGGTCGATCTTCGCGCGCAAACCAACTGCGTAGGCCACGGCCGGCACTTCGACCGATGCCTCCGCCTGGTCATCCCATGCAATGAAATCCGGCCAGATGACCATGATTTCACGCTGGCCGAACTCCTGCCGGTATAGCGCGGCCGCCTCTTTCGTTTCGACCATGCTGCCGTCGTCGTCTCGCGCCGCAACGTAGGCCATCGCGCGCATGGCCTGCCCGAGAGACGCTAACGCGTTAGCAACCGGTTGCGTGTCAAGCGCCGGCGCAGCAAGAATGCGCGGCTTAACGCTCAGCATGCCGGGCGCCGCCTCGAGCGCCTTAATGCCCGTTCGCGTGCCGTCGGGCTTTACCGTACCGATCACATTCGATGTCGTTTCGGCAGCGCTTTCGCCCTCCTCCACACGCACCACAACCGTTTGCGGCCGCGCCTGCAGCGAAATCGCATCGAGTACCTTATACAGCGTGCCCGACTTGCCAGCCTTGCCGAGCGCGCCCTCAACATCCGTCAGAAGAACGGGCGTATTGAGCGGAAAGGTGTCGGCGTCGGCGTCGTCGGCCGTGCAGATGATGCCAATAACGGCGGTCGAAACCGTCGTTATTGGCCGTACGCTATCGGCCGATTCTTCTACGCTTACGCCGTGATGATAATCCTGCGCCATGATCTCGAACTCCTGTCGTCAGAGCGGGCGATTGGCCCGCCGGTATTGCGGCGTTACGCCGGTTCATTTCTGTTTCGCTGCGCTTTTCGCAGTCTCCTCTTCCTGCGTGTCGGCCGACATCACGCTATCCGCATCGAGTGCCGCCTCCGGTTCCGGTGGCGGCGGCGTCCACGGTGCCGGCGTGTCCGGCCACTGAATATCGTCTGGCGACGCCGCATTCTCGATCGCGCGGACAAGCGCCATCTGATAAGCCGCCCATGCCTTGAAGTAATAGACCTGTTCGTCGTCGAGCAGGCCCGCCGCGATCGCATCTGCCTTGCCGGCGTTTTCGCTTCGGGCCTTCGCCATACGTCGATCGAATTCCGCCATCATTGCGTCGCGCTTTTCCTGCGCGACCAGTTCGGGCGCCACGGCCCATTCGCCATCGATCCACGTGTGACGCGACGACGGGCGCGCGCTATCGGTCAGATCGAGTTCAGCCGGCTCGATGCCTGGGGTAACGATTTCGGTCGGCTCGCCGTCGCTGGTGCGATACAGCATCCGCCCGCGATAGTCAGGCAGCAGCACCCATGCGCCATCCCGATAGAACGGCCATGTGCGCGGCAACCTGTCGGGCAATAGATCGGCCGTAGCGAACGCCGGCAGCAGCCACCGGCTTTCGTTTCGAGGGTCGATATCAGCAAGACCGCTCGACACGTAGGCGCCGGTCGTCGCGTCGTATTGGTGAATAAGCATTTTTTTCTCCCTGAACTCAGTAAGCGCGAATCATGGCGAGTAGCGCGACCGAGCGCACGCGCGTTTCAGCGCCGCCGTCTGCGTTCACGGTAATCGCGTGAGCGTGTCCGCCCGCGCCATTCATGCCGACGTTGTGTGCATGGTTGCCGTTGCCATCAACCACAATATTTGATTGACTGATGTCACTGTTCCAGACGTCTGTCTCATTCACGTTCCCACCGGACGGACCAAAATAGCCCTTATTGCCGCCGGAACTTGCACCTCTCGCGTCGATGCGCGTCGCGTGGATATGCCCGTAATCCGACACAGGGTGATCGTGAAACCCTTGCGTATCGGTCCACGCACTGTGAGTGTGATCGCCAACGGCCGCAGCACTCGCACCGTGCGCATGCGAACGGTTTTGACTGTCCTGCCACGAGCCGATCGAGCGCGACGCATCAATGCCGCGGCCGTCATCCCAACACCGGATGCTTTCGCCGCGCAACTCAGGAATCCGGAACGTCGTTTCTCCATCGCCGCGCGAAAAGCAGCCCCAGCTTCCCGCGCTCCACTGACTCTCATCGACCAGTGCGCCGCTGGCCTGTGCATAGGCCCACAGGGCCGGATAGTCCGCGCGGACCAGCAGCGCGCCGTTGAGCTTCAGGCAACCGGCACGCGCTGACGTGCGCGCCTCGATAACGATTTGCCCAATGGATGCGGCCGCGATCGTCGACGTAACCCATTCGGTAGTCGCGAGCAACGCCGACGCATCTCCGGCCGGCGGCGTTGGGCCGGTCAGCGGAACATCGAACGCTGTACCGGTCGGCGTGAAACGGACTGTCGTCGTGCCGTTGCACGTCACTGCGAACATGCCGTCGTTGACGTGATAGAGACCTGTGCTGCGCGCGCCGTCGCTGATGAACGCTAGCGACGGATTCAGCGCACCCCCCTCGCCAAGCAACAGGCGCGCGTCAGAAGCAAACATCAGATCAGCATCCATCGTGCCGCCAGTTTTCACGTCGAGCGGCGACAGGTTTCCGGCATGCCATACCGCATTGTCATTGACGTACAGATTTCGCGCGGCATAGCTGTATGCCCACGAACCGAGGGTCAATGAACACCATCCGGCCTGGTACGCATTGGCGAAAAAATAGCCGTCGCTCTGGCCGACCAGTATCCGGCCTTCTTCTGAGCGGTTGACCGTCAGCGTGTCATTGACAACAACCGGACCACTAAAGATATCGCCCGCGCGCGATGCGTAGCGCCCTGCGGCCGTCTTTGGCGTGACAACCGCCTGATCGTCGGTGCCGGCACTAACTTCGTCCTGCGTAGCGAGCCGGACGACCCCGGCGACCGTCGTTGACGCCGGCGGATTGACAAACGTCATATTGCCGAACGTGAGCGACGATACGTCGATGTCTGTAAAGAGGATGTCCGCCGAAAGCAGCATGTTTGCGGCCGACGCCTTTTCGAGAATTGGTGTCGGCTGCACGTACGCCGCGAGTAATTCCCCCGTGTCGAGATACAGACCGAACGCGTACATGGTGTACTGGTCGTTCCCGCTATCAAGCATCGACACGTGGATCTGACCCGGTGCGACATTCATACCGCCGAAAGTCTCGATGCGCTTGAACTCACCGGGTAGTGACTTTATGCCCGTCGTAAATTCGAATGGCTCCGCTCCGATACCGATTTGCACAACGCGACGCTTGTTCGTACCGGTGCCGTCCGGCGACACCATTGCCACCCGACCGCTATCGGTAATACCTATCGGGAATCCCGTCGTTTCCATGTTCAATAGCCTGCGAATTTATCGGTTTCCATGCACGTCCATTGCACGGCTTACACCCTTACTTCTTCGTCTGTTGAGAGGGTCCGCCATCGACCGCGCGAGTAAATGACAGCGACGCCGGTTCCGGCTCCGCTTGCCTCGCCTACCTTGCATCCATCGCTTGCGAAAGCGAACGGCACGCCACCCGGCTCACCCGGCAACTCCGCGACCGCGTACGACTTCAATCCAATCGTCCCGTCGACCTGCAACTTATTTCCATCGTCGAGCGTCGTCGGGCCGATGCGCACCCGCCCCGAAGGGAAAAAGGTTGTCGCGCGTGCGCCTCCCGGCCGGAGAACAACCGGGCCGCCTGACGCGGTAATAAACAAGCCTCCTGTATTGGCCCCGCTCGCATGAATGAACGCGGATGCCGCGACGCCGTACGATCCTGAATAGGTGCTACTCGTTGCGCCCATCGACATGGTGTTTCCGCCGTTCGACTGCGCCTGAAAGCCGGCGACGTTGTTTGCGCTGATGCGCGTGTTGATCACCCGTCGCCACAGTGCGGCGTCCACACTGAAATTCAACTGGTCCGCATCAGAGGTAACTGAACCCGGACCGCTGCTGAACGCGACGTTTGACATTCCAAATGCCGACAGATTGGCATCGAATACGATCACTGCCTTTTCAGCATCGACACGGCAGTTCAGCGCAAAAATATTGCTGGGCGTGCCGGTCGTTGAATCCCCATATCGCACAAACCTGATCGGGCCACCACCACTGACCAGATTGGTATTGATCACCGTCGAATCATTCGACGTGAAATTCGAAGCGTTAAGCACTTTCTCCTGAAAGACGTCGGTGTTCGTCACGTAAATGCCATCGCCGTCAACGCCATCAATATGCGCGCCATCGGTGTTGACGTTTCCGGTCGAGCGGATCCCGCGGTAAAGCAAACCACGCCGGGAATTGCCCGCGTCATCCTTTGCCGAAAGTGCGCGGTTTGCCCGTGCGTCGATACTGAATTCCCCGACAAACGGGAAAAGCGCCGAGGCGTCGCCTATCATCGGGTAGATGACATAGCCGTCCGGCTGCATATCGCCCGGCTGAACGACGGTCTGCGAAACTTCGTTACCCGTGAAAGACCCCTGGCAGAATTCGAACCAGAAGTGCGCCGGATAGAACGGCGCGCCGAGTTGGCGGCCATAGCCACAATTTAGTGACGTGTTCCCGCTACCGGAGAGCCCTCTGATAGCGCGCCCGAAAATCGTCTCAACGCCGCACTCTTCCCCGGTGTTACCCGTAAAGCCGACGTCGATATTGATGCCGCCGTTGGCGAATTCGCCCGTCGTGATGCATGGGATTCCTTCTGACTCTGTCGTGAAGTTTTTCGGGAACTCCCGGATCTGGATTGATGCCCGATCGCCGATATTTCTCTGGGTCGTCCATGCCGCCGATACGCCGCACCGATAGCCGTGCGTTCTGACGAACTTCACATTGCGAAGCCCGGCGCCGACGATGCCGCTCCATGTCGCATTAATCATCCAGGAATCACTCACGACTGCATTCGTTACCTGCCAGAGCGCCAGACCGTTCAGATAGCTGTTGATGAACGCCGCGTTGCTGACATGCACGTTTGTCGACGGATAGGACCCGGTCGCATCGGGGCATATTTCAACGGTCGCGTTGTGCCGGTATGGATTGCTTCCGCGGCCGACCTTCGAGAGGCTCGCCGGATAGGTCTGCGCATCGCGGTTATGGTCGAACGTGCATTCGCCCAGATCGACCCATTGCATTCCCTGCAACCGAAACAGCGGCGTGAAGTTCGTCGAATCGGCGTCGCTGTTGAGAATCACGCCGTCCATCAATTTGAACGTCGCCTTGCCGATCAGGGCAAATATTCCGCCCTCCTTTACGACGGTCGACCCCATGAGGTACGTTGCGCCCGGTTGCACGCGTATCGGCCGGCCTGCGTCGACCGCCTGTTGAATCATCGCCGCATCGTCGCCGCCAGTCGGCGTAATGTATGTTTCCGTAGCTGCAGCCTTGTCGAAAAGCGCCTGGTTATCCGCGATCAGACGTGCGGGCGAACGCACGGGGCCGCCGCCGAAATCGATCGAATCGGTCGGTCCGCCTTTCGCCCATCGATCGACGTTCGCTTCGTTCTGTTCAAACCGCGCGACGCGGCTGCTGAGTGCTTCCATTTCATGCGCTCCAGGAATTCGCGGGCATCACTGCCGTTACCGTTGCGTTGAGAGCGTCGAGCGCGGCCACCGTATCTGCCTCCCCGTTGTTCTGTGCATCACGCGCGAGATCGGAAGCCGGCGAGCCGTCCGAGTAGCGCGGCAGCACGTTTGACAGGTCGTCAGTTATGGCGATTCGCCTGTAGAGCACCGCCTGCGCGCCCGCAACCATGCCGACTGTTGCCGATGCCGATATCCCTTGCGTGAAGGTGTAGTGAGAGCGCAAAGCTTTTGCGCGATCAACCTCGCGCAGAATGTCTTCGATATAGGCAGCCGTAGGCGGATTGCCGTCCTGTGCTGCAACGGTCAATGTGAGTTCAAACGTGTGCGGCTTGCCCGGCGGGTCCATCTGGAACCACTCGCGCAAGGCGATATTGCCGCCGAAACTCTGCACGGCGCGGCGCACCGCCCCAACCGTTCCCGCCCGCATCGCGATCGGGATTGCGGCTTTAACGCGAGCACGCCTGATCCGTTCCGGCCAATCGTTGCTCCACGTGAGCACGCCGAGTTCCCACGCGAGCCACGGCAGCAGATTGAGCGGGATCGCATCGGGGTCTTTCAGACTGTCGAGCGGAACCGGCAATTCGCCCAGGCGCGCATTGACTGCAGCAATCGCGCGCATCAGTGGCGTGGCGTTCGGCGGTAACACGCTAGTCGTCATTGGGATCCTCTATCGCTACATCCACGTCAGCTGGATCGCACCAGGGGGCTTGCACTTTCGCCGTCGTTATGTCGTCCGCCGGCGATATCAGCGTGACACGCTCGATGCCCTCGACATGCAACGCCGCATCGATACCCGACCTTGCGACCGTGCGTCCCAGGCGATGACACGTTGCAAGATAGGTGGCGAGACGGTCGAGCCCGTTCTGCAGGGCAACACTCGAATCCGGTCCTGAAAACGGTCTTATCCGTGCGATGACGCCATACCGTACGATTTCCGCGCCCTGCACTATCACGTTGTCCGTGATCGGCCGAACGTCTTCGTCATTCAGTGCCTCAGACACTGCGTCAAGCACGCTCTGATCGGGCGTGCCGTCGCCCTTCCGTGACAGGACGGTCACGACCACGTCGCCGGGCTCCGGCGAGATCGACGAAGCGTCGAGCACGTCACCGTGCGCGCCTCGCGCATGCGACAGATAAGCCAGCTCCGGACCCGCGACCGAGAACCCCTGCGGCGCGAGCTGCGTTCGATATCGAAGATCGTCGTCCTCTTCCATCACCGCGGCTGCGCCGGTTTCGGGATCAGCGGCGGTGATTTCCAGCCGCTCGACGTCGAAGAACGCGGCCAGATGTTCCAGCGTCGTTCCCCTTGCGAATGCCAGCAGGATGCCGCGCGCCTTATCGTTGATTTTCTGAATCAGGTAAATCTCGCGATAAACGCTTTCCTGCAGCGAAATTGCAAGGGGCTCCGATTCGAGTTCCAGCGTCGCGGCCACTTCCGCCTGCCGGTCTTCGGGCATGAGCGCGATCAACCCAGCCTTACGCTCCGCGAGCGCCGCCTCAAAGTCGATCTGTTCGACAATATCGGGGGCCGGCAGACGCGAAAGATCGATCGGCGCCGTGCTCATTGACTGCCCTCAATCGCCACGGCCGCGCGCACCGGCACGCGCGTGCCGTTCGTGACTTCGTAACCCTTGATAATCACGCGTAGACGGCCGTCGCTGAATTCGCCGGATGTCATCGCCGCACTATCGAACGTGACGGACTCCAGCACGAGGCGCGGTTCCCACGTCATCAGCGCGGTTGCAACGGCCGCATAGATGCGCGCAAGGTTTTCGCGGTTGCCGATAGCGTCGACGAGACTGGGCAAGTCCGAACCGAACGGGCGACGCTTGACGCGTATCGACTTCGGCGTCGACAGGATGATCCCGACCGATTGCGAAAGGTGTGCCGCCCCGCTGATCGTGCGGCCGGTGCTCGCGTTCATGCCGATCATGAATCGCTCCCGGTCGGAATTGGCTTGCTTGTGCGCGCAAACTCGCCCTGCGCGTCGTGTGGGTGATCGACGAGGCTGACGCCGCTGGGCGTCTCGAAGTTGGCCGCCGTCACCGTGCCCGTATAGACGGCACTGCCGTTCATCTTCAGGACCGGCCCGCCGTCCGGGCCACTCTCGCCCGATGCACCAGACAGGAAGGAGAGCGGCCCATTGACCATCAGTGCGCCCCTGCAGATCGTCTGCGGCGCATCAAGCGTGATGGATTCTGCCGCCTGCACCATGGCGGTCGTTGTGGTGATTTCGACCTTAGCCGGCGCGGCCATTGCGATAACGCCACCCTCAGGCAACGCCACCGTTAGCTTGTGAGCTTCTTCGTCGTATGAGATGCGCGCACCGTCTCCGAAGTCGAACAAGTGCTCGTCTTCACGCACAGACGGTGCGGGGTTTTCTTCAGAATACAGTGCACCTGTCACAGTTCCCTGCGACAGATCGCCGTTCGGGCATGCGATGCGCACCTGTTCACCTTTACTCGGCGCGCTCCACGAACGCATGCCGCCGGCGCGCGCCACCTCGAACGGAATCCAGTCCGATTCCTGCCCCTGATCGTCGACAGTCGGGTCGCCAATTGCAACACGACACCGCGGCGCGGACGGATCGGAGACGTCGACGTCGATCACGCGCCCCGTCTGGTTCGCGTTTCGTGCCCTGCGCTGCGCTTCGTTGGCCCTGTCCACCGTGATCCCGTGCGTATGTAATGAATACGCTCATCGTGCCGCGCGCGCGCACGCCGGGCTACGAATCGCGCCGGGACTCGGACTGGGTACAGAATCGGGGATATTCGCGCCGGCGAAGCGGCGCGCGGAAATTACGGCTCCATATGCTCAATGAGCATATCGCGGATAAGTCTGTAGTCGTCGTCAGTGAAACCGAGCAACGCGCGGCGGGGATATCGATAGGTCGGACCGTGCGGATCGACGGGCGCAAGCTGGCCCTCCTGATGAACCGCAGCGATCCGTGCCACCCGGCCTTCGAAGCCAACGGCAAGACCCTCGGCCGTCACTTCGACTTTAAGCCATTTCGCAGTACGCAGTTTGGCGAACATTGCCTGTCGTTTGATACGGCCAACGCTCGCGCGCGCACCGGGCCTCTTGCGTGTGCGATTACGCTTGCGCGGCTCGTATGCTGAATCGTCCGGGTTTTTCTGCGCGCCGATCCGCTTGCTTTGACGCTCGCGCACCGCGCGCGCGATTTTGAGCAGCAGCGCGCGACGCTTTGACGAATCGAGCCTCGACAGCAGTTCGCCCGCCCACGCTTCTAGCGGTGCCGTCAGATCGTCACTCATGGGTCAGTATCGTCGATCGGCTTCGTACCGGTTACGGCGTCGCGCGGCGGCAACCATCCGGCCGAGTCCTGATTGATATTGCCCGGCAAACTGTCGTCGACTCTTTTGAATGAGCGCGTGCCGTCTGCGTTTCTGACCTCAACGGCACGCTCTACCAGCCGCACGCGAATCGACAGATCGACGCACGCGTTATTCAGAATGTCCGCTTCGAACGTAATCCCCGTCGACGCATTGTCGCGATTCTCCAGTAGATCGGGCTGATGGGACTTTGCCCATTCAAGAATAGCGCTCATAAGCATGTCGTTGTCGCCGGCGAAATCCGTCAACACCAACCAGGCGACATACGTCCATTGAAACGACGCAGATTGGGTCGCCGTGCCCGTCACCGATCCGTGATCGATGAATACCATCAGACTGTCCGGATTATCCGCAAGTCGCGGATAGGCGGCCGTGATAGCCGCGCGAAGCGAGTCGATTTTTTTCACGGTGCAGCCGCCGAATTTGAAGCCGACTGCGCCGATCGCTTTTGCTGGCAGTCGAATATCATGTCAACCACCGCTGCGCACTTCGCCCAAGCTCCCTTAACGGTTGTCAATGCGCTGTTCAGGTCGCCATTCGTCGTCGGTGCCGTTGCAGGAAGTTTGCAACGCGTCACCGTCTGACATTCGTTGATAGAAACCACAGGCGCCGGTAATAGCGGCGCCTGTTTGCAGGCGGGCAATATCAGCAGGCAAGCGAGTATCAGCCCATTCGCGAGCTTCTGGCGATTCATTCAGAATTCTCCGGTAATCATCATGCAGGCGCGCGAGTTCGCTTTCGACTTTTGATCGCGATGCTTCGAGCTGCTTTTGCTGCGCGTCGCGTTCCGCTGCACTGCGCTTCAGATCTTCAATCACCTGATCACGATTGGCGACCTGCTGTTTTGCTTCATCGCGAGACTGTTTGGCGTCGCGTTCAGCCTGTTGCGCGGTTTGCACGTCTGCCTGCAGGCCGCGCACATAGTAGACACCACCGAACAGCGCGATGACAGCCGCCAGAATGACGCCAATCCTCAGCGTCATTGCGCGACCCCGAAAGCCCGGTTCAACTGCCAGCCGTACACGAACGCCTCCTGTGTCGCGTCCTTTTCCGCGATTTCGATATATCGCACCGACTGCTGCGCGGCGACCATGTTGAACAGCACGCGCTTTCCGTCAGTGCCGCGCTGCACATAAAACGCCTTCAGCGCCGCGAGCGTCATCGGTCCGATACCGCCATCGACCGAAATGTCGGGGTAACTTCGCCCCTGCTGATTCAGCACGTTCAGGGCACGCTGTACAAACCGCACGCCGGTCGCCGGCCCCATGTTCACCCCGATATCGAACAGCTTTTCCGCGAGCTCCGGGTCGATCGCGTCGACCTGGTCGAAACGCGGCTGAAACCAGTAACGCTGCCGGTAAATGTCGACCGCTACGCTGCGGGGCATTTGCGACATTGCGCCGCCATACCCGTACGCGCGCGCGGTCGCGACTGTAATTCCCCAGATCGTCTCGCCACCGCGGTCTGCACTGTGGTTGACGTATCCGCCTTCACGCGGAATCAGCGTTTCGATATACCTGTCCGGTGTCGTCATTTCCCTTTCCCATCGATATTGGTTGACCTACGTTTGCCGCCCTACTTCGGCACATCCGCATTGCGGTCAACAGCCTGCATGAAGCGATCGAGATAGCGACTCAGCACACGCGAGCCACCATATCCCGCGATCAGGATTGCCCCCGCCTCAAGAATCGCATCCGACTTGAAATATTCGAGCGCCAGAAATGTAACGATGCCGGCAACCAGCGACGTCACCATGTCACGCAAGACTTCGAGCCACACAGAGCGACCTTGGTGCGTGCCGTCAGCAAGTTTTTGCAGCGTGCTGGCGAGCCCGCCAATCAGCGCCAGAAAGGCGCAGATCAGCGCCGCCGACAGCGACAGGCTCGACACTTCGTCAGCCAGCGCGGAGCCAAGCGCCCACGCGCTAATCGGCCACACCAATGCAATCCAGAGCCACGTCCACAGATAGCGCCTCAGATTTCGCACTTCCCCTCCCGGTGCCGCTTTTCGTGCTGATCGATAAAAGCCATGAGCAGGATGGCCACAGCCACGCCGAGCCACGGCGCACAGAGGCCGAGCGAATCGCCTGTGATCCGCGCCAGCACGAACGGCGGAACCACGTAACAGGCGGCCGCCGCGACGTACACATAGTGTCGATATCTGTCGAGCCACGCCCATCTAAAGGGCTGCGGAACGAAGTTCATCAGCACATCGATAGCCAGTACCGCGGCGAGCGTTATCATCGCGGCGGCAATCAGTACGCCAACCACGTTGTCGAGATAAATCATGATTTCGATTGCCGAATACGGCATCAGGAAGCCGCCCACAGCCACCCATCCCGCGAGCGCGGCAATACCCGCGCGCAATACAACATCAATCATCAGCACTCTCCAGAATTCCGGACCGTTGCGCATATCAACCTCAATCGAATAGCTGCACGAGTTGAGCCGTGCCCGTAACGCCTGTCGGGTCCGGCATGCTCACTTCTAATCCGGCCGGCAAAAAAATTCCCTGCTGCGCGAGCCCCGGATTCGCTTCCAGCACCGCTTCAACGACGCCGTCCGTGCGGCCATAAATTCGCCAGCACATTGCATCGACCGTTTCGCCCTGCAGCGCCCGCACCTTCATTCAGATCAACTCCACAGTCAGCCGCGGCCGGCGCATGATGTCGCTGACAGCCCAATAGGCGTCGCGTCGCGCCGCATCCGGCGAAATCGCAATCGCGTCGACGCGCCGCTCGCCATCCTTCGACGTGTCATAGCCGCGATAACGCTCGATCAGCAGCGCGAGCGCCCAGCCGTACACAGCGCGCCGATAACGGGCAACCTGAACGTTCTCCTCGCCAATCGTCGTCGCACGCGTGGCGGCCAGATCGGCCGCGCCCTGCGCTTCCTGTTTTTCGCGCCAGTCTGTCAGCACACCGACCGTATGCAACACCCCCTCCAGCAGCGCATCACGAAGCCGCGCGTCCGTCACGGTGCCATCGAGACGAAGCACCGCACGCGCGGCGCGCAGATCGATTTCAGGAAACCAGCCATCGCCGCCAATAACGGGCTCAACCGGCGGCTCGTCGGGCGCTGGCGCGGTAGCCGGCGATATTGGGGCAGTAGAGACAAATCCGCTCACAGTACGTCCAGATAAAGTGGGCGGTGGACGCGCACCAACAGGCCGGGCGCAATGCCGGCGCGTGGTGCGCGTGCCGCCCTGTCGCGGGGGACACAGTTACGTGTCGGCGTCCTTACCGGACTTGCCAGACACAGAAATCGAGGCTTCGATTCGGGCAATATCGCGTTTCACACCGATCTTGTCGTTGAGCGCCAGCGCGCGCCGCAGCGCGTCGGCCGCGGTCGCCGGACTGTCCGCCGCGATCGCGAGCCCGTACGCCTTGTACAGCTTCGCCCGCACCTGGTCGACCATATCGTGACCGTCGGTCAGTTCGATTGCGCGCGCCAGCAGCCCGGCGGGTACGTCGGGCGTCTCCGCGATGCTTTCGGCGATCACCTCAGCCAGCGAGCGCTCGAACGGGGCGGGCATCGCGAGACCATGTCGGATCGCGTATTGCGCGATAGCAAGCGCGGCGTCGATGCTTCCGACGTCGATAAGCCATACCATCAGCGTCAGCAGCACATCGTCCTGAGTACCCGCGTCCTGTGCAAGCACCTCCGCCACATACGCGGCATAGTCCGGCAGCACTTCGCGCTTGATTTCGATCTTCCGTGCGATCGATTTTGTTGCCTTCAGACGCTGCTGATCGGTCGCCAGCTTCGCGCGCATCAGATCCTGTGCGCGCGCCTGCATACGTGTCGCAGCCCCCACGGGTTGGCCGGCGTCGACGGGCGTGGCGGCAATTTTCTTCAGATGCCGCGATATCGGTGTGTCTCGCATGTCGGGCCTCACTGCGCCGCCGCGTCCGCCGCGCCCGCGAATTCGATGTTATCGATCAGACAACCCGCTTCGTAATCCTCGACCACGTACGCATCGTTACTCGAATTGAAGAACTCGTAGCGGTCCCGCTTCGGGTTGTCGATGATGGTCGAGCGACGCGCGCCGATCTGCCAGTAGACCGACAGGTTTTTCGTCGGCGTGATAAAGAGCTTGCCGCGCGGCATGAACGGGACCCGCAACGCACCGATACCGCCCATGCGCTGCTGACTGACGATCATCGCCGCCGCGAGCTGGTCGACCGGCCGGTTGTCGTCATTGAGCACGACGAAATACCGGTCGAGCATTGTTTCCCGCCCGCACAGGACCACGAGTTCAGGGTTGTCGGCGTGCCACGGCGCGATCAGCGAATTCACCGCTTCATGCACGAGCGCATCAGGGTTTTTGTAGTCGCCGCCGGCGCCGATTACGATGCGATCGCTCATAACCTGACTTTTCGCCTGGTCGCGGTACTTCTGCAGCCAGCCAATATTCACGTCTTCGAGATTCGGGTTTTCCGACCGATCCGAAGTCGCCGCGCGCGACGTACCGTTCAGGCCGATGCGAATGCGGTCGAGCCCAGTCTGAACGAGCAGCGACTGACGAACCATCCCCTGGAAATTCTGCATATGTGCCCACGCATCGAGCTTCGCGTAAGTCATGGACGTGTCGAAGTTCGTTTGCGTACACATATACGCATTCGGGTCCATATCCGACGGGTCGAACGGTTCGCGTTCCTTCTTCGTGGTATCGGTCGTGCTCGCAATGGTCGATCCCACGAGCAGCCCGAGCTTTTCGCCCTGCTGAGCCGTGACACCAATCACGTTGATTCTGCCGAGAAACGCGGTCGACTCCTGAATGCGGCGTTCCATCGTCTGCTGCACGCTGGGTGCCACATTAAATTTCTCGTGTGCACTCGGCACGCCGTTCAGTTGCGCGATACGGCTCGAATATGCGGCGATCGCGGCGCGGGTTTCTGGTCTCATCTGATTGATCCTTTCTACTATTCGTGTTCCGCGTTGTGCGGTTGCGTGGCGTCCGGTCGCTCAGCAGTCCGTGAGCTCGCCGCCCGACCCGCCAGTCGAGAGCGGTCGCGTCTGACTGAACTGCGTGTTTTCGAGCCGGTTTGTCAGGTCGGAAAACTTCTGGCTGACTCCCGCCACTTCGGCGCGCAACGACTTGTTTTCATCGTTCAGCGCGGTAAGCGTCGACGCAAACATCTGCGCGGTCGCCGCGTCCATTGCCACCGGCGCCGGCGCGGTGCCGCCGCTGCCGGCCGGCGGTGTCGGGCTCGCTTGCGGCGAATCCTGTCGGCCGCCGCCACTGATATTCCTGGAGAAAAATTCGATCAGTCGTGTGATGCCGTCTTTTTCTGCCGGCGCATCAGGCGTGCCGAAATCGGTATCGATTTCCGCACCGGCCGAAAACAGATTTTCCGGCTTCTGCTTTCGCGTACGGAAGTAGTCCGGATGTTGTTGCGCGAACGTGAGCACCTCCGTTCCGAGGCTCGCCGGACTGTCGGTTACGCCAAGGCCGACCATATATGCCTTTCCCGTTCCAGCGAAGTTCGGGTCGATTTCCACGCTCGAATAAATTTTCTGACGGCCCCTGGTCATCGCTTTGAGATCGTCGGTCGGGTCGATTTGTGCATAGAGCGCCAGCTTGCCCCCATCCACCGTCTCCGCCTTCACGGCGCGCACGTCACCATAGGCGCGAAAAGGGCTGTCCGGTGCCATACCCCGAATATGCTCGCAAAACACCCGCGCGCCGAACTTCGCCGGATCGTACGATTCGGCCATTTCCTGAATTTGTGCGCGCGAAATTTCGCGGCCGTCTGTCGTCGTTCCTTCCGTCGCGACCCGTTTAAACACTAACGGCATTGTGCTTCTCCCTGTCCTGTTCGTTGCGTCCGGCGACCTTGCCAGATCGCCGGATGCGTTACCTTTCGCATCGTGCGCGAGCGTCGACAGGGCTTCAATGTGCGGGCCTCCTTGGACGGCTGTGTACAGTCGCACGACGATCGCTCGCGCTTGCGCGCGCGATACGCTCGACGCATGAGCACCTTTAACCCCTTTGCCGACTTCCCCGCCACCAACGACGCAACAGCCCCCCATATCGTCAATCTCGCCGTGCGCCGTGTCGCACGTGACCTCTTCTGGGCCGGCTGGAAAATCACAGCTATCGCAAGCTATATCGGGGAAAAGCGTTCTACCGTCGAGACGTGGAAACAGCGCGAACGCTGGGGCGAAGCGGACACGGCCACACGGCTCGACGACGCGCTCGAACAACGCATGCGCGTGCTGATCGCGAAAGAGAACAAGGACGGCAAGGACTTCAAGGAAATCGACCTGCTAGGCCGCGAGGTTGAACGCGTCCACCGCATGCGCGCTCGCGCTGCGCGCGCCAATAGCGAAAGCGCAGCCGAAACGACTGGCCGCGACGCGACGCGCGCGACGGGTCGCAGATCACGACGCAATGCGATATCCGAAGAACAGTCGCAAAAGCTGATTTCTGCCGTCCGCGATTCGCTGATCGGTCATCAACATGTGTGGTATGCGAACCGCGCCATGCGGCGCCGGAACATCCTGAAATCGCGGCAGATCGGCGCCACGTTCTATTTCGCTCACGAAGCGCTCGCGCGTGCATTGGAGACCGGCTACAACCAGATTTTTCTGTCAGCGAGTCGCGCACAGGCACACGTGTTTCGCGCGTATATCCAGAAATTCGCATGGGAGGCGGCCGAGGTTGAAATGACCGGCGATCCGATCATCCTTCCGAACGGGGCCTCGCTTATTTTCCTGGGCACGAGCTCGCGCACGGCGCAGAGCTACAACGGCGACCTGTATTTCGACGAGTATTTCTGGGTAAACAATTTCGCAACGCTGAATAAAGTCGCTCAAGGCATGGCGACGCACAAGCATCTGCGAATGACGCACTTTTCAACGCCGTCGACCACAACGCACGAGGCCTATCCCTTCTGGACCGGCGCGCATTACAACAAAGGCCGCGCCGAAAAAGACCGCGTCGAAATCGACCTCTCACATACGTCACTCGCGCGTGGCCTCATCTGCCCTGACGGTCAGTGGCGCCACATGGTGACTGTTGAGGATGCTGTAGCCGCCGGCTTCGACAAGCTCGACGTCGACGAGCTGCGTCAGCACAACAGCCCCGCCGACTTCGCTAATCTGTACATGTGCGATTTCGTCGACGACACGACTTCAGTTTTCCCGTTCGACGCAATGAAAGCGTGCATGGTCGACTCATGGGTCGAGTGGGACGACGTCAAGCCACTGGAAGCGCGCCCCTATGGACTGCGCCCGGTGTGGATCGGTTACGATCCGGCACTAACCGGCGACGCCGCCGGCTGCGTTGTCATTGCGCCACCATCAAAGCCAGGCGGCAAATTCCGCGTGTTGGAGCGCTACCGCTGGCACGGCATGGATTTCGAAGCGCAAGCCGAAAGTATCCGCGCGATCACGCAGCGTTACAACGTGACGGACATAACGATCGACGCGACCGGCATTGGGCACGGTGTTTATCAGCTCGTGCGACAGTTTTTCCCGCGCACGCGCGCGCTCCAATACTCACCGGAAGTCAAAACGCGCCTGATCCTAAAAGGCCTGTCCGTGATCGGAAAAGGCCGCTTCGAATTCGACGCCGGTATGACGGATCTCGTTCAGTCGTTCATGTCGATTCGCCGGTCGCTAACGGCGAGCGGCACGCGACTCACCTATACCGCCCCGCGCAGCGAAGAAACGGGCCACGCCGATCTTGCGTGGGCGTGTCTGCATGCGCTCGACAATGAACCGCTCGAAGGCGCACAGCGCGCCCGCAGCACAGTGGAGTTTTTCTAATGTCCAATTCCCTCACCACCATCAGCGACGCCAGCGAGATTGTTATGCGCGAGCCGCTATCGTCGCTCACGTCCTTTACGTTTGGCGACGCCGTCACCGCGCTCGAAGGCGCCGACATTTTCAACTATCGCGAGCTTTGGACGGTCAATGACTATTTCGAGCCCCCGATTAGTCGCGTCGGGCTCGCGAAATCGCTTCGCGCCGGCACGCACCATGCGTCCGCGCTGTATTTCAAGCGCAACGTACTGGCGTCGACGTTCATCGAGCACAAAAAATTTTCGCGTGACGCGTTCCGGCGTCTCGCGCTCGACTTCCTCACTTTCGGCGACTGCTACCTTGAACGGGAAACGAACGCGTTCGGCGGCGCCGTCAACTATCGACCGACGCTCGCCAAGGACACGCGCCGCAAAACTGACTTTCGAACCTTCGTGCAGATCGACGGCTGGCAGACCGTACACGAGTTCGCGCCGGATTCCGTTTTCCAGTTAATGGAAGCGGACGTCAATCAGGAGGTGTACGGCATGCCCGAATACATTGCATCCCTGCAATCTGCCTGGCTGAACGAATCCGCGACCCTGTTTCGCCGCCGCTACTATGCAAACGGTTCGCACGCCGGTTTCATCCTCTATCTGAACGACCCTTCTGTCGACCCCGTCGACGTCGACGCGATCCGCCAGCAGTTACGCGAATCGAAGAATCTCGGCAACTTCAGGAATCTGTTCATTCACTCGACCGGCCGCGACGGCCGCGGCGAGAAAGGCGCCCTCGAACTGATCCCGATTTCCGAAGTCGCCGCGCGCGACGAGTTTTTCAACATCAAGAATGTCACGCGGGACGACAGTCTCGCGGCGCACCGCGTACCCCCGCAGCTTCTCGGAATCGTGCCGAGCAACACCGGCGGCTTTGGCGCGGCGGACACGGCCGCCCGCGTTTTCGGTCGTAATGAAATCGTGCCGCTTCAACAGCAGTTTGAGCAGATCAACGATTGGGCCGGCGAAAAGATCGTCCAGTTCGGCGAGTATGTTGTCCCGCCCGAGGTGAAGACCGCCGCGGCGTCATAGCAGCCGAAATTCGCCAGTTTTCGCCCCTGCGTCTAGGACGCCCCTGGCTGCGTCAAGCTGCGTCTAGGTTTTGCGCGCGAAAGCCGGCGCCCGCCCCAGCCGGCCGGGCGTGCCGGGCCGTTCGAATCTGCGTCTAGAACGCCCCATTTTTTAATCGAAGGCGCGGCGGGGGTGACTTCGATTTCGTTGGCCGGGCAAATTTCGTCGCCGGCTGACCGACCGGCTTGAAATGCCCCTCCGGCCGCGCACACGGCCCGCCACGCGGCCCGCGCGCTCCGCCCGATCCGCTGATCCTACCGTTCCGCCGACCGCTCAAAGGGCCGCTAAACGCGTCCTAACGGCTCACCCCAAAACACGATCTGATATCATTTTTTGATTGCAAAATGATATCGCTTTGTGATATCATAAAGAAATGAAAACGAAACACGCCCGCACGTTGAGCGCGATTTTCACGAGGCCGACCCTCGGCGGAATCGTGTTCGCGGATATCGAGTCTCTTGTCGTCGCCCTGGGCGGCAGCATTCACGAAGGCGCCGGGTCGCGCATCGCCTTCGAGTTGAATGGGAAACGCCGCTACCTTCACCGCCCGCATCCGGGCAAGGAAGCAAAGCGGTATCAGGTTGAAGAGCTGCGCGAGTGGTTTATCGAAATGAGGATTAAGAGCCATGACTAACGCCATGACCTATAAGGGGTATTTCGCCCGCGTTGAATTCGACGGGCGCGACAGTATTTTCGTCGGCCACGTGCTGGGCGTCGACGATCGAATCAGCTTTCACGGCGAGACGGTCGACGAGTTGACGCGCGACTTTCATGCGGCCGTTGATCACTATCTTGATGATTGCGCTCGCGCGGGCCGCGAGCCGCAAAAGCCGGCATCGGGAAAATTCATGTTGCGCATCGATCCGGCGACCCATGCGCGCATCGCGATCGCGGCCGCGATGGCCGACGAGAGCGTCAATCAATGGTCGGAACACGTGCTAGAGCGCGCGGCGCGCGAAGCGCTCGACAATGCCGCGCACGCATGAACCGTGGAGGGGAACGTGGGAAACACTCAATTGGAGCAGCCACAATCGGGACCGACCGTAAGCCATCTTCGGTGGCTTCTCTCTGCCCGAGCCGATGTACGCGCAGCGATCGTTGAGGCTGTCGAAATCATGCACCTATCTGTTCGGGTGCCATCAGGACAGGTTGGTGCAGTGCGCGAACTCCTTTCTGCTGAGTGGGACGTGGGTTGGAAATTCGATGTCGTAGCGCTGGGATATGTCGAGCCATTTGTACATGACATTCACATTTTCGCTTGAGTGAAAACATACCCTCCGCGCTATCGTTTATCCGGCGAGGGTCGCCGGCTCCAGTTGCTGCAGCGTCAGTTCCGATATTTCCTGCGCCATCACCGACGCAAGCCACAACAGATCGCGCTGAACGTCACGCGGCGCACAGCTGAACGCTTCGAATCCGTCATCCAGCAGCGCGGCATCATCGCGCCGCTCGTATCGAACGCGCCGAGCTGCTTTCCGGACCTGTCTTCGCTTCATATCGCGACTCCCCCGCACCTACGCCGCGACCAACCCAACGACTTCGCGGCGCAGCGCGATCGCGCGCGCCTGCGAGCAGCGCAAATGCCGCCGGATATCGGCCACGGTCGCTCGCACGCTACCGGCTTTGACGTCGCGCGCGAGTCGCGCCGCGTCGTCGACGGGGCTCACGACTGATCGAGACGCGGCGAGCCCGAGAGATGCGGCGCGACCGGCGACTGGCTTCGCCCTATCCGGTTCGCTACTGTCGGCCGCTTGCGCGCGACCAGTCGCGACTCGCGTTACGACCGGCGTCGCGACTGGTCGCGATGCCGGTCGTAGTGCGATCGTCCACGACAGACACGCCACCCCTTCCAGCACGGCGGCAAGCGTGAGACCGATCAACAGGTCGACGCGCGCGAGCGGCACGCCAAAAAGCTCGGACAGTCGAGACGTGACGGGGTCGGCGCTCAGCGCATCACGACGAGCTGCGGCCGCGTCCACCGCGCCCCGCGCGCGCCGCAGCTCGTCGGCTTCCGCGTCGAGCTCCTCGAGCTGGGCCGCCAGCGTCGCACGCCGCGCCTCGATCGCCGGACATGCCCGCGCGCAGCGCTGTGACTGTGCGCCGCCCAACTGACGAATAACCGCGACGCGATCCGCCATCACGACCGGCAATGTGCGAGCTGCGGCCGGCGAATCGACGGCCGTCGACTGCGCGCGTAACTCGCCGGCATGCTGCTGCGCGAGCAGGAAGAAGCCGGCATGCCCGTAACCGGCACTCGCGAGACATGCAATCCACAGCACAAACGCAACGGCGCGCACTGGTCGACTCGCCGCGCGCACCAGCGCCGGCAACAGGTGAGCACTGACCACCAGCACCGCGCCGAGCGCAATCCAGATTCCACGCTCTGCGGCTGTTCCGCCGCGCTGCCAGCCACTGATCACCGACAACGCAAGCGCGGTGCCGGTGGCGGCCGCCGCCAGTCCGATGCATACCCACCACGCCGCGCCGCTCAGCGCGCGCCCCTCGATTTCAGTCGTCATTCCCCTCATTCCCCCAATAGTGCGCCGCCACCCGGCGGCAGATCGTCAAAAAGCGACAGCGTGTCGCGTCGCTCGACCCGCTGAACCGGCGCGGCCGGCAGCATCGTTAATTCGGTGCGGTATGTGTGGCCGCACGTCACGCGATCACACTGAAAATCCACCGTCCAGCACAAATCGGACGTCTGCAGCATTGCCCGCGCGATACCGCGCGCGCCGCAGCACGGACAAGGCATCGTCCACCGCATGTCAGCCTCCCGCCTGCTTTGCCGTGCGCGCGTTGACCGATCCGCCGAGCGGCCGTGCCGGCAGTAACGCCAGATCGTCACGCATGTAGTACGGCGCCGGCGGAGAAAGCGAATGCAACACTTCAAGCGTTGCCGGCGCGCGAAAGCCGCACGACGGACACCAGAAATACAGGCGCCGCAGCGTGTCGGACATTCGCTCTGAATGACGTGCCTCCAGCGCGTCATCGCACGCCGGGCACTTAATCGACATGTCGTTCATGTGATTTCCTTGGTTTGTGCTGCCTTTCGGCGGTTCGCGCCGCTAGATCGGCGCGATCGTAGTCCGCGAGCCAGTCCGTTATGTCGGGATCTAGGGCTTGCTCATGGCCCGCGCCGGCCGCCGATGGCGGCATGTGCGTACAGTTATTGACACGGGTCCAAGGGCGCGCGAGGCGCGCCAAACCCACCCGCAGATTCAGACGTTGCGCACCGGAGTGGCGCGCGAGGTCGAGCGCGAGGTCGGTCGGCTTGCGACGCTCGATCGTCCACGTATGACGGGACGTAAAAACAACCATGCTGCGAAACTTTGGAAGTTCGACAATGCCGTCGCGCTCCATGCGGATTTCACGCGCTTCGAGCCCCTTCACCACATCTCCAACGGGTTCACCATAGCGGCCGATTCGCGAATCGAATTCGCGATAAACACGGACCGGCCGATCATCGCGGCTGCAATGGATACCGCCATTCGCGCGCACATAATCTGCCCACGATGCCGGCGACACATCCGTCTCGTCGTCGCCGCGCTGAATCCGGTTGACGGCTGCATACATTTCGTCGAGCACCTTTGGTGCGCCTTCTGGAACCTTGTCGAGGCGTCGCGCTTCGCGCCACGTTGTGACAGGTGGACCGCCTACCTGTTGAAACTGACGAATGCGCCACGTCGACGCCCACGCCTCAACACGCAATGCCGTTTCCAGCCCCGGATTGCCAGCCAGATCGGATTCGATGCCGTGACCGTCAATGTTTTTCGCGACGTACTTCGCGATGTAGCCGGCCGCCGTGCCGCGCTCCCAATCGATCGGCTTGAAGTCAACGCGATGATGTTTCGCGCCGCGCTCATCCGGCGAATCCATCAGCGCATATCGGCGCACCCATGCACACAATCGCGGCAGTAATGCACAACGCTCGTCGACCGCGAACACGTCCTTAACGCGGCCACGCTGCCCCGGCTCGCGCACGCCGCGACGACGACGAAAAAGATGCGGCGGAAAGAACACGAGCAGATGCCAATGCGGCGTGCCGTCGTGATTCGGTTCAGCAATGCGGAACCCGTACCACTGCACGCCGTGACGCTTCAGGAACGAGCGCAACCGGGCGAACATCGCGGAAAGATAGCGTTGCGCCTCGCGCGGCAGCGTGTCGTCGTATCGCGGATTCGAGCGGACCTGATTTCTGGTCTGCACAAGTCGCCCCTTCGAAAGGCGAACTTTCTTGCCCTTGGTAAAGCGGTGCATTCGCGACGGACACGTGATCGTGAGAAATAAACCAACGTGACCGTTTTCACGCGCGATATCCTCGAAGCCTTTAATTCGCGTCATCAGTTCACCGCGCTTGATCTGCGGACATGAGACCGATTTGTCGTGAAGCTCGGACAGAGGAAAACTATCGCCATCTTCGTTCGTCGCGATCGTGTTTTCGAGCATCCGGCGATTGCGCTTTTTTTGCTGGCCGCGCCGCGCGAATGACTCGTTCGATACATAGATGTCGCCTTGCGCATTCACGTAATCAAGCTGAATAGCTGCCGCCTCCACGAACTGTGCGTGCATCTTGCGCAATTGGCTACGCCACCATTTCGCATCCGTCATCCGAAGAATTGCCGGCTCATCGCGCATGCCGATGATTTCGCCTGTTCGTATCGATACCCGCTCCGGTTCCGGCGGTTCGCAATGAAACCGGCGCACGACACGTTCTAATGCAGCACGCCGCTGTTTGATTTCCCTGTAGACCGATGCGAGCACCAGGCATTCCGCGGCGCGATCTTCCGCGCACGCACAGATATGCTCATCACGTGCTTTCAACGGAAGGCGGATAGCCTTAAGGTTTTCCGTGATGTTCAGCAGGAACAGATTCGCGACGCGGCGCGCGTCAATGTTGCGAGCGGCATGCCGCTCGCGCCATTGACGCTCGATGCGCACGCGCCAACGCGGCGGCAACCCCTGCAATCGCTCCTTTGCCCACTGTTCGTCAGGGCACATGCGACGGTAGCTCATGGCACCCTGTAGCCCGCTGTCGGTTGATGCAATCCGCTGTTCATTGCTGGCCTACGCTTTGTCGTTCTGTCCGGGCTCTACGCCAATTGAATAGGTGGCGAGCAGCGCGTCGATTTCGTCGCCCAAATCGGCATCTGGAATGCAACAACGCAACACTGCGGCCGGCACACCAGCGCGCACGCGTTGAAGCGTCTCCCAAACTTCGCGCGGTATCGCTTTAGCGACGGGCTGCAATATGGTGTCCGGTCCTCTTCCCTGTACGAAAGCGGCCATTAACTCAGCCCGCCTGATTCGCGCGGAATGCTCTACAGGGTCGGTCATATACTCGAAATGGCGTTGCGCTGCGCCGATCACATCGGACCATCTGACGCCCACTCCAAAACGATGCCCTCCAACCTGGGCGCATTTGTCAAGCCGCAGCCAATTGTTCTGCGCATCCGCAACGGGCGCGGCAGCGCGCGGAACGACGACCGCGTGCAAGTTGGACGCAGTCGCGGACAGCATCCGCTCAATCATGCGAATCAGCGAATGTCGATCGGACGGCGTCAGCGCGATGTTTGCATCGCGTAACCGCTCGATAAGTGTGGATTCTTTCATCCCCGAGCCACTGCCCATGAGTGATCGAGTATCCCGGTTGGCAGCAATCGCCGCGAGAATCAATCGCTCGCAATCCGAACGACGAAGCGGCGGGAAAATGTTCGACATTTCCGCCATCGCAGCGTCAACAGCATCATTTAATGTTTTCATTTATTTCCCCTTTATCGTTACTCTCAATCAGCCTGATTCGCCCCGCCCGCCCGTCGGTCTACATCTGCGCCGATGACGCTGCCGCCTCTGCTGCGACGGAGAGGCGTAGAGACGGCAACCGCCGCCTCATAGCGGTCAGCTGCCTCATCTTTGGCATCGGCGAGGCCCTGCCCAAACTCGCAGAATTCACGGGACCCGAACGGGTAGTGATTGACGGAGCCGTCGCCATACGCGTTCCAGCCTTCGCAGTAGGCCTGCGAGTTATCTTCGTCGGCTGGTGCTGCCCCTCGCACCGCGACGCGCTCTGCCGCCTTGTAAGCGCCAAAATATTCCTGCAGATTGGCTTGCCATGCCCCAGCAGCACGAGCGGCACAGGACGGCGCGCCTTGACCAACGGTCCAGTCAAAATGCGCCGATCCGAGAACGCGGCGGGCCATGTCTTCTGGCATTGGGTCGCACCACCAATCGGAAATGCCGTGAATTACGGGGCGAGTGCTCATGCTGTTACCCCGTATTGCTGGGCAACGTGCATCGCGTCGACGAGCTGTATCCGCTCGCCGATCCACCGCATTGGCGGAATCGCCATGCTGTTTCCGAGAGCCTTGTAGCGCAGGCCGTCGGCCGCCCGTTTTCCGTTAAATGGGATCGCGGTATAGCCGTCCGGAAAGCCTTGCAGGCGTTCGCATTCGAGAGGCGTCAGGCGACGAACAGCTACATCACACAGCGCCACGGCCCCCACGCCGATACCCGCCCGGCCACCGCTCGGCGTCAGGACCGCGTTCGCCGTACCGTCCTGCCTGTATTCGAGTTCGTGCCCGCCAGCCCGACCACGCACCGCCAACGTGTATGGCTGAAGGACGGCGAGGTGGCCGCCGCCGCTCTGCTGCGAATGTGCGTGTCCCATGCTTCGCAGCGTTGATGCAATCTCGCCAACGCCGAAACCGTTGCTTCCCGACGCCTTGCAATCGAACGCAATCGGAATGATCGGCGTCCCGCGACCAGTGCCGTCCTCGCTCGCATCGAACCCCTCGCCGCGCAGTGCATGCGCGACGAGCAGCGTTTCCGATTCGGCATCGATGCGCTGATTGCTCGCCGTCAGTGCTCGCGCAACGACCGGGACCACAGGCACAAAGTGATTTACTGCGGCTCCCTCGGGTCGGCCTCCCGCGCCACCGCTAAAAGCGCAGCGTGTAAGGGCTCCGGCAACGTCTTGCGCCGCTTTTCTGCACGGCGGAGGATGCCCGCGCAGGCTTTCGCGCTCAAAAAGTACCGCTGCAGGTGGTCGCCAGTCTCCAAGATATCCGACAACGAACACACGCCGTCGTCGTTGAGGGACGGCGCGAGCGTGTGATTCCACTCGGACGTACTGAGCGTCAAGAACCCGGTAGGCAAACCCATACCCGAGTTCTGCCAGCCCCCCGAGCAGGGTTCCAAATGCCCTTCCGCCGTCGACCGACAGCACGCCGGGGACGTTTTCCCATACCAGCCAGCTGGGCCGATATCGTGCAGCAATGGCAAGATAGGTAAGCATGAGGTTGCCACGCGGATCTGCCAGTCCCTTTCGAAGTCCGGCGATGCTGTACGACTGGCAGGGAGTTCCGCCGACGAGAAGATCGATAGTTGCATCGGGCCAGCTCCTGAATTTCGTCATGTCGCCGAGGTTTGGCACAGTCGGATAGTGATGCGCGAGAACGGCGCACGGAAACGGTTCGATCTCGCTGAGAAAGGCCGTGCGCCAGCCGAGCGAATGCCACGCAACCGAGGCAGCTTCGATACCAGAGCAGACCGAGCCGAATCGAATGCTCATACGTTGCTCGCGCGATGCGCTGGGGCCGCTTCCACCGTCCGCGCATCATCGTCGGGATTTGCGACACACCACGCGACGACCACGGCAATCGCGATCAGCCAGATCGCCCAAAGCGGCAAAATCTTGTGTTTTGATTCCGGCATCACCGCACCTCTACTGGTAAAGAAAACGACGCTTCGAGATTTCGCGCAGCAACGGACGAAGCACTTGCATTGCGCCGGCTTCTGCGCGGTCTGATTCGGTAGTGCGCGGCGGAACAGATAGATCGGGCAGCGCGCGCAGCGCGCCAGCGCCTACACCGATCTCGCTTAAATCCTCGATAAGCATTTCCCGCGGCGTCGGCGTGTAGGCGAGCGTGCTCACGTCAGGTCCGCCCAGCCGCTTCCACAAAGAGCGGCAATTCGGCTTCATCTGTCGACGGCTCAACGTGACCCGGTTCGATGCCGGCCGCAGCGCAAGCGGCCGGTGAAATCCAGATCGTTTCCTCACGCATGGCCACGCCTTTTTGGCCTTGTGCCCGCGCCATACACGAGACGCGAGCCCACCCGGTCAGCGTACGGTCATACAACCGCGACGCGTAGCCACTGACAATTGCCATGCCACGCAGATTCACGAGCATCGCCAACAGATCGGCGTGCTGTAGCGCTGTCATTTCGTGCCGGTAATCGCGGCCCATGCCGCGCGCGAGACCGGATCGGCTCGCGGGCAGATACGGCGGGTCGATATAGAAAAGCACGCCGGGCGCGTCGTGGTGTGCGATCAGTTCGACCGCGGGCCTGTTTTCGATCATGACGCCGCGAAGACGCTCACCAATGGCCGCAAGCCGGCCCGGATATCGCGACCACACGCCCGCCCCATCAGCTCGCATGTCCGCCGCAAATCCGCTCAAGTTACTCGACAGACGCGCCGAGCCGGTTGCACCAAAACCCATTTGCGCACGCACGCAAAGACGACGCGCACGCTCGACGGGATCGTCTGTAGCGTTCCATGCCGCGTCGAATTCAGCGCGCGCGTATGGCGTCAACGTGAGCGCTTCGACGAGCTGCGCCCGCTGCACGGGATCACGCACAACGCGAAACAGATTGACAATTTCTCCGTCCAGATCGTTATAAATTTCGCCCTTGCTGCGCGGCTTCTTCAGCAGCACACTCGCGGCGCCGCCGAACGGCTCGACATAGATTTCATGCGGTGGCAGATGCGAAAGCACCCAGGCGGCAAGGCGAAACTTTCCGCCAGCGTAGGAAATGAGCGGCGCCGCAATCGCGGCTGCGGGCGTGGCTTTATTCATGTTTGCGTCGCCCGGCTTCTTCGACAGCAATCTCGCGCGACCATCAGCGCTTCTGCACGCGTCAATCCGAATTGACCGCCCTTCAATTGCTCGTACCAGTGAAGCTCGCGGCCACTGAATGCGAAATAGCCGCCGCGCGCTTCTGGCGTGTTTTGAAACGGGCCACATTCCAAAATGCCCGGCTCGATTTCGCGGGCCTCGCCATTTGTTGGATAGCTCATTTGAGCCTCAGGCTAAAATGCGCGCCGTTTCGCGCAGTATTTTTTGCGTAACGCCATGCAGAACGGGGCGCGCGCACAATGCCAGGCCATGTGCCAGGCGTCACAACCAACATGAGAAATGTACGGATAGCCGTTTCAGCTTCGCCAAAGGCATCAAATGACGTTTTCTTCACTTTCATTTCCTTTATCCGAAAAAAAGATGGCCAAAAAACTTAACTCCAAAACGCCTGCATCTATGAGTGACGTTGCAGCTTTCAGTGAGGCGAATCTTTTCACTGTTGGGGCAGTCATTGCGCGCGTTGTACCCTTATTCCTCCGGTATCCCGTCACTGATCAGGCAAGTCTGGATAGATTGATTGATGCCCTCAAGTCTTTGGGCATTGAGCTTGAGGCGGACTCGCCGACGTTCAGCGTCAACGTTATGACCGGAATCATCAGTGAGCTGATTGACCATCCGAAAAGCGTCTTTCCCGACGCTTTCTAGCCGCAGTTGAATGCTCATCGCCTCGACGCGGCGCACCCGAGCGATGAGCCCCCGGCGCCGCGCCATTTGTTCCTGATTGCTCGCGCGGATAAGGCGCCTGATTGCGTTCATTTCAACCACCTTTAAATCAGTAGTCCTGTCGATATTCATTGTTCAACCCCTTGATTCAATGCGTTTTGACGTTGGTCCGCGATGCGCGTCGATTAGCGAAATCGACGGTTGACGATTCGGGCTGGCTATGGAGCGCGGATCGGCGGCCGGTCCTTTACCGGACCCACTGCGGCAGCTTTCGCGATAACCACGGCGCGGTGCCGCATCGCGCGTTCAATGGCTGATTTCAGACTTCCGGCGGCGATAGCGTCGCGGACACGTTCCGATGCGCAGAGAACCGCGCCGGCGCGTGAGCTGCCCCAACCGATCATCAGGCCCGACTCCGTGTGCGTGACGATCCAGCGCTGTGCGTCATCGCGTGGAAGCCACCCGTTACAGTGGACGCCGAACGTAAGCCCGAGATCGTTCTCAATCTCGACGGCCTCGCCCAGGATCATGACCGGCCCACCTTCGTACAGGACTTCATAGCGGATCGGTTTCATGCTCACCACTCCCCGCCCAAGCCGTTCAACAGGTGCAGCGCGTCGCGAGCGCGGCAGATCAACGAAGCTTCGGCAAGGGTCAGGTTCACGCGCTCGCGCCGCTCCAACTCGCGGACCGTGGTGAGCTCCTGTCGGGCATGTGTGACTTCCCACCTGTACACATCCCGATATGAATCGTGCGCGGCGGAAATCATGCGGCCACCCCGAGGCGTTGACACACGACTGCGCAAGTCCACCTCTGGACTAAGCCGATCATGCGATCCATCCATGCACGGAGGTGCGGTCCGACGAGCTGGCGCGCGAGCGCCGAAGGTGTAAGTGTTTGTTGCCGAGAAACCGACATTTGCAATCCCCTGTTCAACCCCTTGAACTGTGAAAGAAAAGATTCGCCCGGCAATCGGATAGCAAGTCCGATCCGGCGGGGTTGAGAACCGGTGCCGGGCGACGGTTCGAAGAATAGTTCACCACCACTGAACATGTCAACTACACATGAACGTTTTCTATTGGTGTACGTTGCCTGGCTGCGAGCGTTCGCGTACCCTTGACGTAGGGTTGAAACAAGGGGTTTTGAATGAAAACTACGATTGAATGGCTGGATGCCGTAAAGGAGGCGCTTGAACTGCCCTCCGATTACGCGGCCGCGTCCGTGTTGGGCGTGACGCGCTCCGCCGTTAGCGCTTACCGGAACGGCAAATCGACCTTTGATGACGAAACCTGCATAAAGGTGGCGGACATTCTCGGCGTGCCACGCGCCGCGGTTCTCGCATCGATGCTTGCGCAGCGTGCAAAAAGCGAGGAGACGCGGAAGGTTTGGATTGAGGTATTGGAAAAATTTTCCAAGGGTTTTCGGAAGCTGGCGCTATCCGCTAACGCTTGTGGAGGCCTCTCTCCACAGGCTTAGCGCCAGCTAAAAGTTAGCTCAGGCTTTTTATATTATGTCAAATTAAATAATGAAGAGGAAACCCGGCAGGACGACGGCGGACCAAGCTTCAGCGTTCCCCCAGAAGGATTAGATCGGGGCCTTGTCATGGCGTCAGCGGCTTCTGATCAATTCAGCGTTGTTGCATCACCTTGATCAGCTGAGTCCACAGAAATTCGGCGGCGGGCGACAAGCGCCGGCCCACACGACGTATCACCTGACTACCAAATTCACGGGCAATCGGATGGTCGATTTCCAGTGCCACGAGCTTTCCCGCGTCCAGATACTGCCGCGCCGCATCTGTCGACATGAAAGCGACGCCGAGACCCGCGGCCGCGATCGCCTGAGCTGCGGAGAACAGATCACACCGATACGTCGGCGTCAGATTCAGCCGCTCCGCCCGGATCAGGGAGTCGAGATAATTCTGAACCCCGAAGCGGGCTGGCATGAAGATCAACCGATGGCTAGCCAGTTGCTCGACCCGAATCCTCCGTTGGCTTGCCAATACGTGCTGCGGACTGACGAGCGCACAGAGCGGCGCCGAGCGAAACGCGCGGGTGCGAATCGCCGGGTCACTGCTGCCACCCGCGCACAAGCCCATATCGACCTCGTCATTTCGGACCATCACAATAATCTCGGCGGTCGCACCACTGCGTAACTCCACCACGATGTCCGGGAACTGCACGCTGAACTGTTCGAGCACCGTGGCAAGCAGGTTCTCGACGAACCCTTCGCCGATGCCGATTTCCAGCCGCCCACGGCGCAGGCCTCGGTATTCCTCGAGCTGCGCCAGCATCTCCCCGTCGCGCCGTGTGCTATCGCGAAAGTGCTCGACAAGGCTTCTACCGATCTCCGTCAGCGCCACGCGTCGGCCGCGCCGTTCGAGCAGTGCGACTCCGTACATCCGTTCGAGATGCGCCACCTGCCGGCTGATGACCGAGCCGTTGATCGAAAGTGCGTCCGCTGCCGCACGCACCCCACCATGCACCTCGATCTCATGCAGATAGCGCAAGCTGCGGGTGCTGAGCGCGCTGTTATACGGCGTTTCGGGAGAGCCCGGCAT